ACCTACAACAATCTGGTCGAGTCAGACGTCACGCTAATTCGTGACCACTACATCCAAGCAGCCGGCAGTCATCGAACTTTCACCGTGCCATCCAGCCTCTGGAATGGCGCTGATGTGATCCCTGCCGATGGTCTGTATCGATATGGCGCGAAGCCTGAGGAGCAGCAGCGCGGGATCTACACAGACATGACGGTCGAGCTGGTGGCGTTGATCGGCAACTTCCTGTTGTATGACCTGATCGGTGAACCGGCCACCCTTGGCGCTGAAGAATCGTTCACGTCCTATGCCATGACCGGCACTGCACCGTTCATCCTTGATGGCGATGGCGCAGATCCTGCTGAGGATGCCACCCTTATCATTAAGGCTGGAGGCGCTGAGTCATGACTGCAACCACGATCCGAGTGCAGATGGCGCAGCGGTCTGACACTGCGGCCAACTGGACATCAGCCAACCCTGTGCTTCTGGCCGGTGAGCTTGGTCATGAATCAGACACCGACAAGCTGAAGATCGGTGATGGATCGACCAACTGGTCTGGGCTGAGCTACCTGCCGATTGATGGCACCTGGACTGGTGACACCATTGCGGTGGCCTATGGCGGCACTGGCCAGACCACCTACACCAACGGCCAACTGCTGATCGGCAACAGCACCGGCAACACTCTGGCCAAGGCCACACTGACAGCAGGGACCGGCATCGCTGTCACCAATGGCAGCGGCACGATCACGCTGGCAATCGACTCTGACACTGCCATCGCAGACATCACCACCACGGCCACCACAGGCACACTGCCGACTGCTGATGGCTCGGTGACCATCGCTGATGCAGCATCACCGACAAACGCCGAGCTACTGGAATACTGCGTAGAGCTGGAGGCCAAGCTGGAAGCAGCGCTGGCAGCCTTGCGCACAACCGGCGTGATTGCTGCCTAGAGAGGCTGGCTAAGATAAGACAAACCGCTGGCGTGCTATGAGTTTGCCTCGCATCGGTGGCTTCTCCGCCCCGGCCACTGCTGATTTCGCTGATCTTGACTACGACGGCAGCGATCGCCTGATCACCATCACCTACAAACAGGGAGGCTCTGGTGGTGGTGTGGTTGGTGTGCTGAACATCACCTACGTCAGCACGACGACCAACGTAGACACCATCTACTGGAGCTGACAATGCCTTACAACTTCAACCCTCTTGTCGGGCTTGGGCTTGATCAAAGCATCCCGCTAGACAGCGCTGGCAAGATCCCGTCTGGGTATTTGCCTGGCTATGTGGATGATGTGGTCGAGTATGCCGACCTAGATAGCTTCCCTGGTACGGGCGAGACCGGGAAGATCTATGTGGCCATCGATACGGGCTTTACGTATCGCTGGAGTGGATCGGCGTATGTGCGGATCAATAGCCTTGATTCGATCACAGGCGATGTCGATGTCACCGCTGATGGCACGTCTTCGATCGCATCAGGCGTGATCGTTGACGCTGACGTGAACGCCTCGGCTGCAATTGCTGGCACGAAGATCGACCCAGACTTTGGCAGCCAGACGATTGAAACTACTGGCGTCATCAATGCTGGTTCTGGTACTGCAGAAGCACCATCAGTCTCGGTCGGCACCGCAAGCAATGGCATTTATTCGCCCGACACAAACCAGGTAGCGGTAGCAACTAATGGGGTTGAGCGTGTTGAGTTTGGTACCAGTGAAGTTGTTTTCAATGATGGTGGGAATGATATTGACTTGAGGGTTGAAGGAGATACTGAGGCAAATTTACTGCTTGTTGATGCAGGAAACGATCGTGTTCAAATTGGCGGCCCACTGGGTGTCGGCGGCGCCAACTTCGGCTCCGCAGGCCAAGTCCTAGTAAGCAACGGTTCCAGCGCAGCACCATCTTGGGAGCAAATTAGCCCCTCCGCTGTATTTGGCTGGGACCACGACAACGACACTTATGGTCTGTACCTTCCTGGCACCAGCGTTAAGGTCAGTGATCTCACCGGCACCGTTGACATTGATGTTCAATCTCGGATGCGTCGTTGTGTCATTAACGATGCTGGCGTCGTTCAGTACTACTTGGACGCGGATGACAGCGACCTTAAATCAGGTGACTGGTTGCGTATCGTCGAAACTGAGGCACTTGATACTGCCTACACCGGCACGATTAGCGAAAGCACCAATAGCCTGCTGCGTGTTGGCGTGCCTGCATGGGCGGCTGGTACGTTTACTCTCGGTCAACGCGTCACCCATAGTGGTTCGCTATGGGAATGTATTGCGGCGACGACAACTGCAACCCCTGGCGCTGGAACAGTCGCAAGTGATCTCACCGGCACTGATGGTCAAGTCGTAGTGGAAGTGCCTGCCTTCAGTGTGCGGTATGGATTCCTGAATGGTGTTCATACCCGTGAAGTGCGTCTTGGTTGCAGTGATTCACTGATTGCACAAGGCTTCCAACCGCATCCTGCCTTCATCAAAACAGATGGCACATACAAAGATGCGTTTTACATTGGCGCTTATCACACCTACGACGATGCTGGCACAGGTTCTAGCGTTAGCGGTCAAACCAATACGCGCAGCCAAACTCGCGCTACTTTCCGCACTGAAGCAGAAGCCCGTGGTACTGGCTGGCATGTGTTATCATACCTAGAACTAGCCGCCATCCAAACGCTGCTTGTTTGCGAATTTAGGGATTACAACTCGCAGAAGGTTATTGGTAATGGCTCTGACGCTGGCACGACCTATGGAGTAACAACAGGCCAGAGCGACGGCGATGGTAACCACAGCATCAACAGCACTGATAACGTTTCCGATGCTGATGACTACATGGCATATCGCGGCATTGAAAACCTATATGGTCGTGCTTGGCAGTTTGTTGATGGTATCAACGTTTATGAACGTGTAGTTTATCTAACGAACGATCAAACGGCTTTTGCTGATAACACCGCTGATGGTTATGAGTTTTACGCTCAAGTACCAACTGGATCGTCGTCGTACCAGAAAGAGTTGCACCCCTTGGCGGATGTGTTCTTGCCATCTGTCGTAACTGGCGCAAGTGCTACCACATATCTTGGAGATGCTTTCTGGACTTCCACCGGTTGGCGTGTGGCCCGTGTGGGGGGCAATTCCAGTCTTGGTGCGCGGGGTGGGGCCTTCTGCTTGTTTCTGAGCTCTGTTTCGGGCGATTCCAACGCGAACGTCGGGTCTCGCCTGGCGTACGCCGCAAATTAAGATAAGCTACAATTATAGTGTGATGCCAAATTACATCACGTCGGGCTTGACTCTGTTTTCCCGGTTGGCGTGTAGCCAATGTGGGAGGCAATTCCAATAATGGTACGCAGGATGGAGCCTTCTACTTGAATCTGAACAATGATTCAGGCAATTCCAACACGAACATCGGGTCTCGCCATTGCCCTCAGGTTAAACAAAAACCATACAGAGCAAGCCTTACCTCTTGGTAAAACAACTGCAACGCATAAAGCATTAGTAGGCATACCGAACATGCTGCGACGCTGAGGGCTTAAAAATGAAACGATACGGTAATCTATACTCTCAAATTTGTGACATAGGAAATCTTAGGGTTGCCTACGAAAACGCAAGACGCGGTAAAACTAAAACGCGTCCAGTCATGAAGGTTGACGAAAACCCAAATTGTTACCTGCTCAAAATACAGCAAATCTTAGAAGACGAAGTATTTCTCAATGGTGAATACAACACTTTTGAATTGATAGAACGCGGCAAGCACCGAGTCATTCATGCGCTGCCGTTTTTCCCAGACAGGATTATTCATCATGCAATTGTGCAAGTGTTGGGACCAATATGGATAAAAACATTTATCCGTGATAATTATTCATCAATACCAGGGCGCGGTGTGCATGATGGCGTAAGGCGTATTAAGCGCATAATACCAAACTGCAAAGGATGGTACGCACTAAAATGCGACATCAAAAAATTTTACCCATCAATAGACCACGACATTCTCAAGGCAATTATTCAAGCAAAAATCAAAGATCCAAGCGTGCTTAAAATTCTAAACACTATTATTGACTCAGAAAAAGGCGTGCCAATTGGTAATTACCTTAGCCAGTACTTCGGCAATGTCGTTTTAAATCCATTTGATCATTGGATAAAAGAAGATAAAGGCGTCAAATTTTATTTCCGATATTGTGACGATTTTGTATTACTAGACCCAAGCAAAGAACGACTTCATGAATTGAAAAAAGAAATTAAAGACTACCTCAAGGGGCTCAGACTGACACTTAAAGAAAATTGGCAAGTGTTTCCCATTGACGTGCGTGGGGTTGATTTTATGGGCTATCGGTTTTGGCACGATAAAACCTTGGTACGTAAGACCACTATAAAAAGATTCAAGGAAAGGTTAAAAATAAAACGCATGACCCTGAATGAAGCGATTCGTTTACGGCATGTTATTGGTTCTTTTTATGGGTGGCTTCGATACGCGGACACTGGTACTATAATAAATAGTTACGTGCTACCAGCAAAATCTCATGTCCGATCCTATCTTCGTCAGCTACGGCAGCGACTATCCCAAGCCCCGCTTAGTCAGGGGTGAATGGCTTGTTCCTTATGCCATCACGTCCAGCACCGATGAGGATGGCGTGGTGACATATGAAGCAAAGGAAGCAGCAAGCAAAACCTTGTTTGCTCATGACCTAAACGCTGTCGTACCAGCAGGCCATGACGCCGACGTACTTGAAGCGATCAAACATGGCATCAGGCTTCAGCGTGCTGCAGAGTATCCTCCAATGCAAGACTACCTAGATGGCGTGGCCAAGGGCGACCAAGAGCAGATTGACGCTTACATCAATGGGTGTCTTGCGGTGAAAGAAAAGTATCCTTTCCCAGGCGCGTAAGTCCCCTTCAATTCTGGGCCTGGCTAGGCTATAGCTATGGCGTTAACGTTGTCGGAGCTATGGGATGCGTTCGTCGCTGAGCGTTCCATAGCTCTTTGCCCTACCAGCCTTACATCGGACTATCGGCAGGTTCGGAAATGGCTGCAGCGGTGCCCAGTGCAGGACATCGAGCAGGCACGGCAGGTGATGATCTGGGTGCTAGGGCAGACGCCGGTGCTCACGTCTCGCCGCGTGGCCATGTATGCCAAAAGCATGTACAAGTGGGCAGCGCAGGAAGACGTGGCGCATCTGGCACGCAACCCGCTAGCCAGCTTCAAGATGCCCAAGGCGCCGCAGCGAGACATCGACATCATCGTCATCCCGCGTGACGAGGTTGGCTTGGTGCTGGCTGCCCTGGCCGCGAAGTACACCTACTGCAGCGCTGACTGGTCGGCTTACACCGAGTTCATGCTGCAAACTGCCATGCGCACTGGCGAGGTGCGAGCCTTGAAGTGGTCCGACATCAAAGATGGCAAGATCCTGGTTCATAGCAATTGGACTCTGACGCACGGCTACAAAGACAGCACCAAGACCAACAAGAAACGATGGGTGCCGCTGAACCGGAAATGCCAGGCGATCCTTGACCAGTTGCCGCAAGAGTGCGAGTTTATCTTCCCCTGGGACCGGCTTGCATTCCAGAGCTACTTCAGAAAGAAGCTGCAACCGCTGCATTCCGCTGGCCTGATCTCCCACGCCTACCGCCCATACGACTGTCGGCATACGGCGATCAGCCGCTGGATCGAAGCTGGAATTCCGGTGCCGCAGGTTGCAAGCTGGGCGGGCAATACGGCTGAGGTGATCTTCAAGCATTACTGCAACAGCACGCAAGAATACGAGATTCCCGAACTGTGACATTGCTGGTTTTCTTGGTACAATGTCAGCAGGCATTTGATACTCATGACCACCACCTTCACCTGGTCGGTAGCCAATCTCGAAAGGCACACCGCTGATGGCGTGGTGTATACCGTGCATTACACCGTGAATGCCGATGACGGCACCTACTCAGCTGGTGCCTACGGCAGCCTTGGGCTCGAAGCACCTGAGCCCGACAGCATGATCCCATTCGACAGCCTTACCGAAGAAGTGGTGATTGGCTGGGTCAAGGACAAGTGCGGGGACGAGAAAGTCGCCGAGATCGAGCAAGCACTCCAAGCCCAGCTCGATGAGAAGCACGCGCCAACTAAAGCTGCCGGTGTGCCGTGGGGCTGAGTTAAGCTGAACCGTAGGCCGCTGCAGGCACTGTGATCGAGATCTACGCCGCCATCCTCGGTGCCTCGATCGGCATTGCTGGCATGTCGGTATCCGGGTTTACCAGACGCACCAGCGAATCCCGTGAGGCTGTAATCCGCCTCACCGCAGCAGTCGAAAGCCTCGCCGGCAAACTCGACGAGCTGCATCAAGACATGAAGGCAGATCGAAAGGAGAGCTACACC